GAAGGAGCTTTACGACAGGGTTGACGACGCGGTGTGTGCGGTTCGGTCGGCTTTGGAGGAGGGTGTTTTGGCGGGTGCGGGCAAGGCGTTGGCTGAGGTTGACGTGGATGGTCTTGTTGGGGATAGTCCTAGCAGGCACAGGTTGGTGGCTGCCGAGATGCTCAAGGAGGCGTTGCAGGTGCCATTGAGGCAGATATTGGAGAACGGCGGGGTGTGCGTGGAGAACGTGTACGGACCGAGCGTGCCCAAGGGTCACGGGTACAACCTGAAGACGGGTGAGTTCGGTGACTTGATGAAGATGGGTGTGATAGACCCCTTGAAGGTGACACGCAGCGCGTTGCAGAACGCGGTGAGCGTGGCTGTGACGATATTGAGTACCAACGCGATTGTAACAATGGCAAGGACATATGAATCAAAGGCTTGAAGAAATTTTGGAGAAGTACCCTGACGAGACCTTTCTGAAGGCTGACGGGTTTGACGACGCCATCATCGGCGTGGACGAGAGGACCATGCGCTTGGTCTACAGCTCGACCAAGTGCATCGACATCTTGGTCAGGGAGCACAGGATGGACTACTTGGATGCGGCTGACTATTTTTATTATAATGTGAGCGGTTCGTATGTCGGCGAGCAGACGCCCATATTCATAGACGACAACTTTGGCATATGAAGGCGATAGGCAAATATATTGTAATCAATACGATAGACGAGGAGATACGGACCGAGTCAGGCTTGATACTGTCGGGTAAGGATGCCGATGGGTTCCGCTATAAGAAAGGTCTTGTTGTTAACGTCGGTACCGATGTGGGTACAATAGTAGAGGGGGACGTGGTATATTATGACAAGGGTCATAGTTTCACGATGGTGATTGGTGACTCGCCTTACACCATCATTCAGGAGCGTGACGTTGTCGTTGTCGAATAGCCTCGTTCATCACATCTATCTCTTTGGAGTACATGCGGTTGGCGTATGTGAGCTTTTTTCTTTTGAGCGGGTTGAGGTCGGGGTTGTCGGTGAGTGGCTCTTCGCCCTCGAGCTTTCGGTAGATTGAGTTGAGGACGTGCTTGGCTTTGATTGAGAGCGTGTATATGGCTTTCTTGAAGTTCTTGTATGGTCTGAATATCTCTATCCATCCCCTGTCAATCAGGCTCTTGAGTCGGGTGGGGTGCCATGACATGGTGCGTCCGTACTCTACGAATTTTTCGCGTGAGAAGTAGTCTTCGGACTTGAGGAACAGGAGCATCTCGAGGTCCTGTTGGCTCAGGTCGTACCTCATTTTGACGTAATGTTTGACAACACGCCAATATTTCAGATAATCTTTTGTATTTGATTTCATTTTCCTTGCAAATATATTTATATTTGACCTTGATATGAAGACCCTTATAGTATTGCTTCTTATGTGTTCATCTGTCTGCGAGGCTCAGTTCGGCTTCAAGGAGCATCGTACCTCATTGGTTTTCATGTTCTTAGCGGGTGCTGCTGATGGTGTCAGGGACGCCTCCATGTTCCACATGTGGGACGCCAACGATTGGTGGAACGGCAGGGAGAGTTGGGAGAACAAGTACAAGAACTATCCGAATGACATGAGTGCTGCCTATTGGGGCAGCAAGAACGTGTTGGTATGGACGACTGACGCGCCGCACTTTTTCAATATGTTGAGCAATCAGTTCACATCCTTTGCGGTGGTGACCTACCCTTCAAACGACAGGCGTTTTCTGAGTATTGTCAGGGACGCTGTGATATATAATGCAACACGTCAGTTGGGTCAGTCGCTGATGTACAAAGTGATATTGAAATAGTTATGGCTACTAAACCCACTACCTCAAAAGAGTCCGAGAAGAAGACTGCCGACGACATGGCGTTCAAGAACTCTGCCATCACGGCTATAAACAGCTTGGTGAGTCAGAACAAGAAGTTGCATGAGGCTGTAGAGGCTAGCAAGAAGACCAAGAAGAAGATTACCCGCCCCGAGGCTGCAAAGATTCAGGGGCTTCAGACCTTGAAGAATACATTAGGAACCCAAAAAACAAGTTAACATGAAAAGCAAACCATCATTACCTGCCGCTTCCAAGTTGGCTGCGCCTGCTGCCAAGAAGAAGATGGCTGTGCCTGCCAAGAAGAAGGCTTCGGCTATGAAGAAGATGATGAAGTGATTATCGTACTTCATTGACAAGGGTGGACGCTTACCGTGCCACCCTTTAATCAAAAGGACCTATGGCTAACAAAGCGAACATGAAGTGTAACCGACCTGTTCCATCGGACAGGGCGGGTAAGAAGAAGATGGTGAAGGCGTGCTCGGGAGGTACCGAGAAGCTCATCCACTTTGGTGCGGAAGGGTATGGTCATAATTACTCGGCTGCTGCGCGTAAGTCGTTCAAGGCTAGGCACAAGTGCGAGACCGCTACCGACAAGTTGAGTGCAAGGTATTGGGCTTGCAAGAATTTGTGGGCGGGCAAGGGTGGTTCGACGCAGTCGAGTCCTAAGTCAAGGAGGGGCAAGTACTGATGAAGGACGCCTGTTACAGGAAGGTCAAGGCTCAGTACGATGTGTTCCCATCGGCTAGGGCGTCACAGGCGATAGCCAAGTGCCGCAAGCAGTCGGGCAGTGTGAGGAAGGGCTCTGAGGGCACGAGCCTGAAGAGGTGGGAGAAGGAGAAGTGGGTTGACACGAGGACGGGCAAGGCTTGTGGTGCGGGAGGAAAGAATGAGTATTGCAGACCTACCAAGCGTGTGTCTGCAAAGACACCTAAGACCAAGTCGGAGCTGAGTCCGTCTAGGTTGGCTCAGAAGAAGGCTGAGAAGTCTAGGGTGGGAATGGGTAAGAGAATATCAAAAGCATAATAAGATGGCAAAGAAAAAAGTAAAAGAGGAGGCTGTTGTTGAGCAGCCTGTTGTTGTGGAGAAGGCTGAGGTTCAACCTGTCAAGCAACAAAACACTGACGGTAACACTAGTAGGGATTATAAATCAAAGATAAAATGATACTGAACTATCCAACCAACGTAAAGCCTACCCTGAGCAAGGACATTGCCAAGAAGGGTAGCACATTGATGAACAGCGTTCCCAAGAAGGGTCTTGGCAAGGCTACTTGCCGTGGCTTGAACGACCCATGTATCTTGAACGGAACTGTGGGTTCGCAGTTGACCAAGTTGATTAAGAAATGAAGATAACCTATTTGGGGAAAAGGAGTGAGGGTCTTGGCGACACCATCGACAAGATAACCACGGTCACGGGCATCAAGGCGGCTGTCAAGGCTGTTGCGGGCGACGACTGTGGTTGCGAGGAGAGGCGCAAGAGACTGAACGAGATGTTCCCATATAATAACAAAGAAGACAATGCCAACACCGAAACTACAGACGAGCAGGGCTCTTAGCGTAATCCCTTCCGATACCGTTCCTATTCCGAACCCGTTTCCTATGGCTTCAGGCACGGCTACATCCTATATTACAGATGTGCTTGAGGATACCACAAAGGATTTCGTAGCATTGGGCATCAGGGTGGGCGATGTTGTATATAACACCACATCAAATACATCTGCCCTTGTAACACAGGACCCTATAAGCAGTGCTCCTTCAGAACTATTGTTGAATGGCGACATATTTCCATTAGGGAATGAGCCTTACACCATCTACCAAAACTCACCGCTTTCAGGCGAACCTAATGCGGGTGCTGTGCTGTATGTGGGAGCAGGTGGTGATGTTGAGGTTGTTACCGCAGGGGGTGACACGGTGGTATTCGTTGGGGTTCCTACAGGCGCTTTTGTTCCTGTGAATGTCATTCAGGTGAAGGCGAGTGCTACCAATGCCGATAGAATCATAGCCCTTTGGTAGGATGGCGATAATCAACGGCATAGGCATAGGTATTGGGTTCGGCGAGGCTGCGGGAGCGCCTGCTCCTGTCCCTCCTGTGGCTGATTTCGTTGGTTCTCCGACCACCATATATGCGGGTGACACGGTTAACTTCACCGACCTTTCAACCAACACCCCAACATCATGGTCGTGGTCGTTCGCAGGCGGTACGCCTGCCACTAGTACGACACAGAACCCATCGGTCGTGTACAACACGGCGGGGACATATGGTGTTGACCTGACGGCATCCAATATCGCAGGTAGCGACTTGGAGTCGAAGCCCAACTATATCACGGTGAATTTCCCTTACCTGCTTGACATATATGGAAATGCTGCGGCAGCATATAGTGTGAGGAAGCTGAGGTCTGCCTATGCAGGCAGTTGCTTGAGAGTTAGGAGAAGCTCCGATAATACTGAGCAGAATATAGGCTTTGTGAACAACTTCTTGGATACCGCTGCGCTGTCCGCTTTCGTGGGTGCAGGGAACGGTTTTGTGACCAAGTGGTACGACCAAACAGGAAATAACAGAGACGCCATACAGACATCCGCATACAACCAACCTAGGATTGTAAACGCAGGGGTGCTGTTTACACAGAACAGTTTGGCTTCAATAAACTGTTACGATTCAAACAGATGCAACTTCAATATAACCACAGGGGGAGGAGGTAGTAATACTATATTGACAAATGTGTCGTATGGATACGCATTTGTAGCCGCAAGAACGGCTCAGACTACTGCTACAAGACGGACCATATTTTCCATAGCAGCCGCAAACATAAACTCAGGCAGGTTCTATATAGGTGCTATAGCGAGTTCAAATGCAATGGCTATGGGTGGTAAGCGATTGGATACAGATACGCTTGAGTCCACATCAACAACAACTCATGGTAGTGCATTCAACCTATTGACAGGTGTTGCAAGATATGCTGATGCAGAAGCTTACTTATACAAGAACGGTGTGCTTGCAGGGTCAAAGGTTCCTTTCCAAACAGCGGGAGCCACATCCAACACAGTTTCTTATAACTATGAAAGTTACATAGGTAGTGGCAGGGGTGATGTGGCAGGTGGTATCGAGAACGGTAGCGTGTCTGAGGTTGTCATATACAATACTGACAAGGCATCTGACAGGGCTGCAATTGAAACAAACATAAAAAACTACTTTTCAATCGTATGATGTACCTGATATTTCCAACTGAGCAGGATGCAATGGACCGCAGCGAGCAGATAGCCATCGCACAGGGTTGCACAGGTGATGTGACCAAGTATTGGTTCGGATGGATTGTATCCTATACAAACGCACCTGAATCAGCACTGATGGTTCCTGAAGACGAGACAGACAAGCTTACTCCCATTGAAGTCACTGAACTAAAAGACCAAGCATACATGGAAGCCAACGGATGGTTTCCTCCAACAATATGACCATATCTAACGGCATAGGCATAGCCACGGGATGGCAGGAGCTGTCGGGTACGCCCGCGCCGCCTTCGCCATGCGCTTGGTTTGCGACATTTGAGAATTATACATCTTATAATTTTCCATTATATGCCGACGCAGGTCTTACCACTCCCCTTTGGAGCGACATATACGGCAACGGGTATCTGAGGACATTGATGAATGGCATGGGAGGCGATGTCTATCTGCCTTATACGGATACGGGTAATTTTAATTTCGGAAGCCTGTTCCTTTATTACTATGATGTGTCAGACATGCCTATAGATGTGTATGATTCATTTGGGAACCTTGTAGTCGTAATAAACTTCACAAGACTTGCTCCCACATATGCAGGCTCATGTCAGCCCGATTATTGTTACGAGGCTACTTTTGATAAGACATACAACAAGCTGATAAGGATTTATTTCAATGGGACAGCTAGTAATATTACTGCTGACATGACTCAATCCCCTCCCGACTTTGGTCTTATAGATGTGTATACATCTACCACCTCCATGCAGCAGTTGGTGAATTGGATATACGGACCATCGGCTTTGTATAGCATTGTTGATAATGGAACCACATATACAGTCCGTTTTGAGAACTGCTATTATTGGGGAATGGCTCCCATTATGGAAGTGATTGACCCGTCCAATAACCTATTAAATGTACCATTAAGCTCAGTAGGATGTTAAAGATAATCACCATATTGCTTGCCCTCGCCCTGTACTCATGTGAGCAGGGTTCTGAGGTGACACCAAAGACCACGGATACTGACCAATCGGTTGAGAGGCGTGGCGGAAACGGCAACGGCAACGGACAGGGGAACCAAAACACCGACCCGTGTGCCAACTACCCTGTATACCCTGTCGAGTACAGCCCATCTAGGGACTTCGGCATCACGGTGGATACGACCATCTGTGGCGTGGTCATCTTCAAGTGGAACCCGCAGGCGGGATTCAATCCTGTGACCGACACCTGTTATACCGTGGCTAGGTACTATTACATAGGCTTTGAGAACGTAGGTCACACCAACGGCTGCGGACCCAACGGCGGCTCTGTCAGCTCTACCAACTCCTATTATTACATGCTCGGTGCGGGGTGTTCCCTGTTCCCAAGCTATACATACAAGGTGTATATCACATATGTCGAGAGGAACGAGACCCTTCAGAAGAGCATTTGGCATTCATCCATACCTGTGACATTCACGGCGGGTTCACGCGCACCGTGGCTTAACAACTGCATATGAAATTCTACGATTGGCTCGCATCGTTGGGCATAGACATAACATTGATGCTTGCAGGCATGTTCGGCAGCCTGCTGATGATAAGCAAGAAGTCCGCATACAACATAAAGGCGTCTCTGATAGGTATTGCCTCGGGAACCTTGGCAGCCAACTACCTGACCATAGTGGCGATAGACCTGTTCGGTTTGGAGGGTCGCAGCCAATACGGCGTGGCGTTCCTGCTAGGGTACTTCGGACTGAAGGGTGTTGAGACGCTCATCCAAAAAATAACCAAGCATGGAGACGATAAAGCTGATAATTAACCTGATAGCCAATATCGCGTTGTTCATATACTCGCTCATGTTCTACATATATGTGTTCGGGGACGAGAGGAAGGCTGTAGCCAAGTGGCACATAACCAAGCTGTTCTTGCTGAAGGTGGGTTTCATATCCATCATCTGCGGGTCGTTATACAGTGCCGTAACACTGAGCGACCCTGAGTTGGGGGAGGTGGTGTTGAACGCGGGGTTGGCAATGATGTTCGCATGGGCATATGACTTTCACAGGAAGATATTCAATAGCTGATGGCAAAGAAGGCGACATCGAAGGTTGAGGTTAAGTTCAAGGTCAAGACCAAGAAGAACAACGCGGGCATACATTCAAAGAAGAAGACTAGCAGTCTGAAGACTAGCAGGAACTATAAGAAGACATACAGGGGACAGGGCAGATGAACCTAACGAGCAATTTCACACTTCTTGAGATGGTGCATAGCACCACCGCCATCCGTAACGGGATAAACAACAACGCGCCTCCCGATGTGGTGCGAAACTTGACGTATCTTTGTCAGAACGTGCTTGAACCGTTGCGGGAGCACATGGACTGTCCCATAAAGATTAGCTCGGGGTACAGAAGCCCTGAGCTGAACAAGCTCGTCAAGGGCGCCAAGAACTCGCAACATGTTGAGGGTAAGGCGGCTGACCTCGTGGTGCTTGGTCGGAACTTCGAGATGTTCCGATTCATCATGCAGTACTTGCCGTTCGACCAACTGATATGGGAGTTCGGCACGGGGATTGAGCCTGATTGGGTGCATGTGTCGTATAATGCGGACGGCAACAAGCGTCAGGTGTTGAGGGCTTACAAACAGAACGGAAAAACCAAATACTCAAATTACAATGACTAAATCAAATTTCATCGAACAGCAGGAGCTGACCAAAATCCAAGACATGAACACCGAGTTCTCGAAAGCCAAGATGGCTTTGGGTGACTTGGAGCTTCAGAAGCAGAACATCATCATGCACATCGAGAGCCTCAAGCGTGAGTTCTCGGCATATGAGAAGGGCTTGATTGAGAAGTACGGTCAGGATGCGGTAATCAACCTACAGACAGGCGAACTAACACAAAAACAAAAATAACATGGCACCTAACAAATTCATCGGAATGCTATTTCAGTCAAGGGATGCAATGCACTTGGCTCATTTGAACACCACTTCATTCGCCGAGCACAAGGCTTTGGGCGGCTACTACGAGGAGCTTGTGGGGTTGATTGACAACTTCTCTGAGGTCTACTTCGGTCGTTTCAAGCGTTTGGACATTGTGATTCCCGAGGCTAAGATTCAGGACTCTGTGGACCACATGAAAGCCATGCAGGCTCTTATCGACGGTGAGCGTAACAACTACCCATCGGAGCTTCAGAACATCTTGGACGAGATGTTGGCTTTGGTGAACAAGACATTATACCTTTTAACATTATCATAAGATGGCTAAGATTAGTACATACCCGATAGACAGCAGTGTCTCAGGCGGGGACATGTTGATAGGCACTGACGTTGACAACGCCAATGCCACGAAGAACTTCACGGTATCCGACCTGATTTCGTATGCCGCCACCAACAACTTGGTTCCGTATACGGGAGCGACTCAGGATGTCAACTTGGGGTCGAACGACCTGTTGGTTGGGGGCACATTGGGGGTGACGGGTTTGTCAACCTTGAACGATGTTGATGTGAACGGTGACATTGACTTCAACGGACTGTTTTCCATATCGGGAAGTCAAGGTGCTGCGGGCGAGTTTCTTACTAGCACGGGTGCAGGTAGTCCTCCTATATGGTCAAACCCTCTATCAGGTTATGTGCCATACATAGGTGCTACTGCAAGTGTTGACTTGGGCGCAAACGACCTGTCATGCCTAGGTATAGACATCACAACGGGACCATTGCAGGTGAATGGCTCGGCGGGTACAATCAATCAGTTCTTAGTCAGTCAAGGTGCAGGTACCAATCCTGTTTGGCAGAGCATCAATTATGCGTATGCCGAGTATGCCTCGTTCTATTCCACACAGACGCAGAGCACATCGCCTACGGACCCTCCTGCGGCTATGACGTATAACAATACGGACATATCTAGCCCGTCCATCACCATCGTGAACGACGGTTTGGGTAACCCGAATCAAATCACGTTTGCCAACGCGGGTGTGTATAATATACAGTTCTCTGCTCAGTTGGAGAAAACGGGTGGTACCGACAATCAGTTGTCCATATGGCTTCGCAAGAATGGTTCGGACATTGCCAATACCAATACGCACATTACCTTGAAGGCTAACCAAAACTATAATGTTGCCGCTTGGAACTTCTTTGTTTCGGTGACCGCAGGTCAGAACATACAAATCATGTGGTATCAGAATGGAACCATTTCATTGAAGTATGAGGCTGCCGATGTGGTTATACCGCATCCTGCCACCCCGTCTGTTATCCTTACCGTAAACAGGGTATCGTCAATCTGATGGACATAAGGAAAGTCGCCATAGGACCTGATTACAAAAGCGGAGCCATGCACTATGTCGTGGGTCAGAAGGTCCTTAATGACTCCAATGAAATCCATCTCATCAAGTACGACGAGGAGCGTCAGTCGGTCAAGATATACATCATAAACGAGAAGCAGGAGGTGACGTTGTGGAAGGAGTTCTCTTCCACCATCCCCATGTCAATCGAATACAACATCAACTACTGATGAAGTCGCCATTCTATTTCATAACCAACCCTGTCAAGGGTCGGCGGTATGACAACACCAAGGAGATAGGTGGCGTGGAGTTCATACTTAGCGTGTCGGAGGAGGACCATGTGTACTCCAACCGATATGCCGAGGTGATTGAGACCCCTGCAAAATACAAGGGACCTATCCGCAAGGGCGACATATTGCTTGTACACCACAACGTGTTCAAGTTCTACAACGACATCAAGGGCAGGCAGAAGAGCGGCAAAAGCTTTTTCAGGGAGGATGACTTTTTGATTGAGCCTGACCAATTCTTCATGTACAAACAGGACGGGCAGTGGCATGCGCACGACAGGTATTGCTTTGTCAAGCCTATTGCAGCCATAGACTCCTACATCAAGAAGCCTTTCACCAACGAGCCCCTGATGGGTGAGATGGTATACCCCAACAAGTACCTGTTGGACAGGGGGGTAGGAAAGGGAGACAAAGTCTGCTTCATGCCCGACAGCGAGTATGAGTTCAACGTGGACGGGGAGAAGATGTACAGGATGTTCGACCATCAAATCACAATCAAATTATGAATCCAATCAACGACACCAAAATGCGCATCATCGAGGCGGGCTATCAGGCTGTCGAGCATCTGATAGAGGTCGCCAAGGAGAAGATTATAAAGCCGAATGCCGACGACGAGTTGGCTGCCGACAAGCTGAAGAACGCTGCGGCTACCAAGAAGTTGGCGATATTCGATGCGTTTGAGATATTGAACAGGGTTGAAGCCGAGAAGGACAGTCTTTTAGGCATCGAGAAGACGACGGACAAGACAGATACAAAACAAGGATTTGCAGAAAGAAGGTCAAGAGCATAGTTCCCTTTACAGGGTGTTGGATAACCATGTGCCGAAAAAAGTCATAGCAAAGAAGAACTCTTCAAGGACTTGGCAATATGGTTACAACCCCGATTATGATATGGTGGTCATCTCCAAGACGGGACAGGTCGGGGAGATAGTAAGCATATCGGGACTCATCATTGCCCTTCCTTTGGCTCCTGACAATTGTCATAAAAGGAGCGACAGCGCACCCGAACAGTATTGGGAGCGTCGCAACATACCCAAGGAGCTTTCCAAGATTCAGTCCATATTCCATTGGAATGAGATGCCTGCCCACTTCAAGAATAATTGGGTGGACTACATCGAGCAGGAGTTCGACTACCGTGAAGAAGGCTTTTGGTTTATGAACAACGGCAAGCCTACCTATATAACAGGCTCGCACTACATGTACCTCCAATGGGCTAGCATCGACGTTGGATACCCTGATTTTCGTGAGGCGAACAGGATTTTCTTCATCTTTTGGGAGGCTTGCAGGGCTGACCCTAGGTGTTTCGGCATGATATATCTCAAGATTCGCCGTTCAGGGTTCTCCTTCATGGCATCATCGGAGTGTATCAACATAGGTACGCTTGCTAGGGACGCCCGCGTGGGCATACTGTCCAAGACGGGTGCCGACGCCAAGAAGATGTTCGTGGACAAGGTGGTCCCCATCAACAACAGGCTGCCGTTCTTCTTCAAGCCCATCATGGACGGTATGGACAAGCCCAAGACGGAGCTTGCCTTCCGCGTTCCCGCCTCCAAGATTACCAAGAAGAACATGTACGAGACCGAAAAGGAGCAGATGGACGGTTTGGACACCACCATAGATTGGAAGAACACCGAGGAGAACTCCTATGACGGTGAGAAGTTGGTGCTTTTGGCGCACGATGAGAGCGGTAAGTGGGTGAAACCCAACAATATATTGAACAATTGGCGGGTCACCAAGACCTGTCTGAGGTTGGGAAGTAAGATTATAGGTAAGTGCATGATGGGGTCGACCTCCAACGCTTTGAGCAAAGGTGGCGACAACTTCAAAAAGCTCTACGAAGACTCAAATATACAACAGCGGAACGCGAATGGGCAGACCAAAAGCGGTCTTTACAGCCTTTTCATACCCATGGAGTGGAACATGGAGGGCTTCATAGACATATATGGCATGCCCATACTGCGCAAACCGCCTGAAAAGCTGCGTGGTGTGGATGGTGGCTTCATCACAAACGGTGCAATCGACTATTGGGACGCGGAGGTGGACTCCTTGAAGCACGATGCGGACGCATTGAACGAGTACTACCGTCAGTTTCCGCGTACCGAGAGCCATGCCTTCAGGGATGAGAGCAAGCAATCCATCTTCAACCTCACCAAGATATACCAACAGATAGACTATAATGACTCTTTGATAGCCGACCACCACCTCACAAGGGGTTCCTTCCATTGGAAGGACGGTGTGAAGGACTCAAAGGTGGTTTGGACGCCCGACAAGAGGGGTCGTTTCCTTGTCAGTTGGATACCACCCGCCCACTTGCAGAACAGATGGACCGAAAAGAACGGTGTCCGCTACCCTGCCAACGAGCATATGGGCTCTTTTGG